TGCCCCACCCGAAATAGTTGTTCTTGTGGCATATCTGGATAAAGTCCAAACTCTGGTTGCCGCGCCTGCCCCTCTATCATTAGCCCCATAAGTAAACCGCATACAGGCAACAAGCTTATTTTTCCAATAGAGCCCATAGTGAATCCCATTTCCAGCGCCCCCTTGAGGATGATATTTTTCATAGAAGTCTTTAGCGTCCTTGTGTTCTACTTTTTTTAATTCGCACTTTCTGGCCATAAGCTTACTTTTGCTTTTACCTATGGCATTTCTTAGTAATCTTTTTATAGCATATTGGTGATCTTTCCATTCGCTTTCATATATAGTCAACAGTCGTACTCCTTTTTCCGCGCAAGATAAGTACTTGTTATAATGGTTATTTTTATTTTTTAATTCACTGTCAACATCACCATGACTATGCCAATACATACCGTTAAATTCCACAGCTAATTTTTCTTTTGGCAAATAGCTGTCTAATTCTTTTGGTTTTAACAATGTCCGATCTCTTTGAATAACGGTAGTAAATATTTTTAAAAAATCGGCAACATCTATTTCTGGTTTTGATTTTGTGTTGCCGCATTTGAGACATGGGACTTTACCACTTAAATGATTCACAGGTGTTTGAGTATTTTCTCCATGTTCGCATCGAACCACGACAGTACCTGTATTTACATTTGTCCATTTTGTATAGGAATAAGTAAATTTACTATCATGTTTCTTATTAGCCCTATCTACAAATTCTTGAAAGCTCATTTGCTTAGATACTTGTATTCTATTCCCCTTACATTTTGGGCAGCCCTGAGCGTTTCTATAATGATTATCTGGTGTTTGCAAAAATTCGCCATGTGTACTACAAATAATAGTTGTTTTCTTTTTATAGTCTTTATAAATAAATTTTGAATAATCATATTTACCCCCATGCACTTTTATAAATCTTTCAATCCAGTCAACCCCTCGACCTGCACAAGCTGGGCAACCTGTTTTTCCATGAATAAAATTTACAGGGCTTGGATAAAAGCTACCATGAATATGGCATCTAACTTCGATATTAGTTTTAGCATTTACATACTTAATATTAGATAGGTCGTATTTCTCTTTATGTATTTTATGGCATTTGTCTATAAATTCTTTTTGGGTGATTATTTTTGGCATGTTCAAATGATCCTTTTGTTGTTTTTAATTATTATATTGCACCGCATCAATATTGTAAACGCCTTAAATAATAAAAAAATATTGTATACCAATACCCAAAAGAAAATATTAGACACAGCACCAGATAAAGATGCGACACACAGCAATATGACGATGATCCAAATTTTATTTTTACCCATAAAAAAGGCCCACCGAAGTGAGCCTTAATCTAACCTAAGTTATTGATTTCTATCAGCTTGAACCAGATGAACCATAGATACCTAATGAATCCGACCAACCGAAGCTGTAGCGTTCCCTGCTCTTATATCGAACGTTGCCTGTATCAAAATCGCCATCCATTGAGTTCTGTAATGGAGTACGAATGAAATGCTTCAATCCGTTGGGCACGTCCGTTGTTAAGAACCATGAATTAGTGTCAGTCAAGAAGTGGTTAATAGCATAACCTTCTGGAACAGCACCATTGTTCTTAAGCGCGTTGATGTCATTGTCAGTTGTGCCAACACGTAATTCAGTTTCTAGCAAACGAGTAGCAACGAATTGTAATGCAGGTGGTACAATCAACTTTTTAGGTTTAGCAGCGATTAAAAGACCACGTTCGTCAGTCCATGCAGCAATTTGAATCACAGCATTTTCTAATGAGGTTTCGTTTAAATCAGCAGCAGTAGAAGGTACGTTGCTGTTAGTGCCACCATTTACTAACGGGTGAGCGCTTGAAAACAATGGTTGGCCGTCACCACCAGTAACAGCAGAACTAAAACCATTGTTAAGCACGTTAGCTGCTTTAACTTGTTTAGTGTATGCCATCGCACGAGCTAATGCTTTAGTATAACGAGCAGACAAAGAGTCATACAAGTTATCTTCAATGGCTTCCTCAGTTAATGAGAAACCTAAAGCAATAGTTTCATGGTTGTATCGGGCAGTCCAAGCTTCTTGAGCATTGTCATATTGAAGAGCTTGACCTTCGTTTTTGACAGGAGCTGCTGAGAAACCAGACAGTTTTGTTTCTTCTTCAAAAGAACGTTCTGAAGATTCAGTTTCATAAATCTCTTTGTGTTCTTCACCATAACGAGCATACTCTAAACCGAACAATGCGTTCAGACCCGGTAATAACTGTTTTAATAGCTGGGCGCGTGAAATTGCCATGTGTTAATCTCCTAATTAAATGCCAGCTACGTTTGTATAACTATGGAAAGTGTTATTCCAAGTTACCAAAATTTCAGGGTGGCCCACAAAAGTAACTGCAGTACCTGATGCCAAAGTAATAGCGCTAGATACAGTTAAAGTTACACCATTTACGTTAGTAACAGTGATATAGTTACCAGCTAAAGAACCAGTACCAGATGGAGCAATTAATTGCATACCAGCTTGGATAGCAGTATTAGCAGCGGTCAGAGTTACAGTAGTACTTGAACCAGAAGTAGAAGCTGTAGCAGCAACAGTAACAGCAGTTTCAGGAACTAAACCAACAACACGTAAAGGAGCAGCAGCTACAACACGAGTGTTACCAGTACCATTAGTAACAACACCACCAGATACAGAAACAGCAGAATCACCAGTTAAAGTGTTGCCAGTATTACCATATAAAGGATATACGTTAGTGCCAACAAATTGTTGTGAAGCATAACCCACACCTGAAGAAGTATTAGCCAAGGCTGTTGCTTGTGAACCCATAACTACTTTAATAACTACACGTGGATCATCAACAACATAAGCAACAGCGTCTTGAGCAACAGTACCAGAAGGCCAGTATTGCGCACGGATACGTTGACCAGTGGCTGCTAAGGTATATTCACAACCTACAAAAATACCAATAACACCTGGGATTGGCGTAGTAGGCGCAGTTGCTGGTGTATAAGTATCTTGAATTGCAGTACCTGCAGACAATTTAACAACGTCACCGAAGAAAATGTTTGCAGCATAACCAGTTGCTATCGGTACCATGCGAGTAGAACCCGCGTAAGGTAGGCCACCGATTTCATTAACTGGCTTTAGGCCGTAAGGGGCCGAAATAACAGGATAAGCCATTGTAAACTCCTAAAATTAATTAACCATTTCCGAAAGATACACTCGATTTGCGATCTTTAAATAAAGGCATACGAGCATCGTTCTCTCTCATAAAACTATTATCTACTGCTTCTGCCTGCTGATTAGTCATGTTGTTGTAGTATGCGCTACGTTGTTCCATAAATTCAGTAGGTATCTTGCAAAGTAATAATCCGCCAATCTCGATGTTGTCTTTAAAATGACCTTCACGAGAGGCTAGCAGTGTGTATTGTGGTTGCTCTTCAATCTTTACAGGTTCCCAACCTTCACGCAATGATTTAGAAATATTGCTAGGGTCAGCCTTGTTTAGCATTGCTACGCGAATCCATCTATATGTGTACCCAGCCTGTTTGTCGGGCTCAGGAAGTGCTTCTGGAGGCATCCACTGCTTAGGACGCTCTGTCAACGCTCTGGTTTCTGATGCACGAGTAATTTTGTTTATAGGGTTAGTAGTCATTATTTAATCTCCAATTTTAAAACTTCTTTTGCGTATGCTTCAGGGCTTATGCCCAGTTTCTTTGCTATCTGGACTTGGCTCTGACTTAGTCTTATTTTATTGGAATTTGTGCTACGAGAACCGGGCGCAACTACTGTTGATGGTTTTGCTTTAGGTTCCCCAAAATACTCACTAAATCTTTTGCGCATTGTTTTGTCCAATGTGCTGTAATATTCATCTGATCCAGCAATCATGCCGTTATTAACGAGCTTATTATGTAGGCCCAACGCAGCGGATGTCATCTCCTCATCTTCTCCAAACCACTTATTGCGTTCTTGCCACGCCGCATCTTTAGGGTTCACTTGAGGAGCGGGTTGCTGGTACTCTTCTCGCCCACTTTGTACAGGAAACTCTGTCTGTTGTAAAGTAGTTTCTTTTAAATTATTTGCTCGTATCATTTTTAAGTTAGCAAACTGCAACTTTTCTTGCGCATCAATGATCCCATCAGTATCACCTGACTCATACGCTTCACGATACAATCTTTTTGCAGCGTCTACTTCCATTTGAGCAGCTTGCTGTGATGTGCTTATGTATTCTTTCTCGCCTGTACTATATGCAGATCGTAACTTTTGATTCTCTTCATATAATCTTTTTGATAAAGCAATAGACTCTTGCTGTTCACGCAAAGCTTGTTCTTTTTCTCTACGTTCATCGTGCCAAACTTTTTTAAGTTGTTTTAACTTTTGCTTAACACCGTCATCATATTCTTCTAACTCGTCATTATCTAAATCTTCCACAATATGTTTGGGCATAGGTTGACGACCGCGATCTTCTTCCGGTGTGTCGTCTTCTATTTCAATCTCTACATCATAAGAGTCATTTTCCACTTCATCTGGAAATTTATATTCATCATTAAATTGTGCTGACATGGACTGTTCCTTATTTACGTTTAATGCCACGAGGGTCTAAAACAACTGCTTCTGGAGTATCATCATTAATAAGACGAAACTCTTTACCATGTATATCTATTCGAGAGCCCGCATTAGGTCTAACAAGAATAAAGTCTCCTACTTTGCACCAAGGCCCACTTGGAAATCTTGAGCTATCTTTATAAGCATCAGGGCCTACCGCAACTACAAAAAGAACTGTTGCTAAGACCTCGTCATGCCTAACAGTCATATCAGCTTTAATAATGCCACTGTCATACTCTTTTTCGACATCTGGAACGGCACATAATATGTGGTATCCTGACGGTGTGGGTAATTGTGTTGCTTTCTCTTCAGCACTTGCCTCTAAATCAATCGCGCCAACTACCTGCGGATTGGAAGGGTTTGTGCCTACCAATATTTTTTGTACCGTTTTAGTCATCTGAGTTTTCCATTTTATTTTTAAGGTCTTTTACTATATCTCTAGCAAAGAGTAGACCTCGAACCTCTCCGCAGAGTCTTTTATACTCATCAAAAGTAGTTGGGCGACCTGATGTAATCGCTTCATTAATACTTTGAATTTGTTCATTTATTTGAAAAGTAATTACCTCAAACGCATCCATTATTCACCCTCTATTGGTTTATTTTGTTGCCCACGAGCTAGTGCATTTTGCATCCCTTCATGTTCAAGTTTAGTGTCATGTTGGCGTTTTTGTTCAGTTAATTGAGCTGCTGTTTTTAAAGTATCGACTTTCGTATCAATAGCTGCTCTTTTGTTTTCAGCTGTAAGTTTTGCCGCTTCTGTCAATGCTTGTACTTTTAATTTACTTGCATCATTAGTTTTAGTTGCTTCAAGCTTAGCCGCATTAGTTAAAGCCGTTACTCTAGTTTGCTCAGCAGCAGTTTGTTGCTGAGCTTGAATACGTTCTCTTTCAATCTGAAGCTGCTGCATTTTTATTTGTGCATCAGTTTGATCTTTTTGAGCTTTTCGTTGTTGCTCTTGCTGTTTGAGTTGCAACTCTTGTTGTTGCATTTGAACAAGCGGGTCTTGCGCTTGTTGTTGCGCTTGTTGTTGCGCAGCTTCACCTTGGTTCTTTTGCAATAACTGTTGCGCAGCTTGGGCGATCAATGGGGCTAATCGAGCTTCAACATCTGGTGACATGTGTTGATCTTCCCCAGACTCATCTTTTTGTGCAGGGAGATTGAATCCTAATTGTTGTTCGATTTGTATACGATATTCAAACCCTAAATGTTCAGCAATATGCGCTTGAGCCAATGCCGCTATTTGAGGAGCAGCAGGGTTGCTTTGAAGTAGTTGCTGTATTTTAGGGTCTTGCATCGCAGCCATGTGAACCGCAATATGAGCCTTATGATCTTGCGCTACAAACGCCTTAACAGGTTTCATAGTTAACATATTTTGATTTTCTGTAACAGGATCAGTTGGTTTTTGATCCTCATCCATAGGTATTAACTTATGCGCTTCTTTAACACCCAACACATCTAACATCTGCCTATGTAATAACGGCATATTATAGATTTGAGGAGCAGACTGAGCCAGTTGGAGAACCGCTTGGTACTGTACAATTTTTTGAGCCATTGTAGAGGCATTAGGATCAGATACGGGTATAACTTCAACCATATCGTAATCTGACTTTTTAGCTCTCCTGTTACCCACCTCTGGGTCATACTCATAATCTTCAGGAGTATATGCAGCAATAATGCCTTTAAGTAGCCCTAGTTCTTGTTTAAAGGCGTAATGAACTCTAGCCATGATAGCTGACATGGCTTTAGTATTTCTTTCAAGAATTGCAAGTGTAGTTCCTACAGGAGCTTGCCCTGACATATCGGATATTTGTAAGTCCGCCGCATTAGCAAACCGTCTACCCTCATCAATAATTTGACCTAACAAAGTCATTAATGTTTGGCTTGGTTCTTTATATGGTAAGGGCACAAAATTGTCCCTCATTGTGCCTGATGGAACATCTACATCTCGCCACTCACCGGGAGCGATTGGTGTATCATCGCCTTTTACTCTCATCCCTCTGGTTTTAAACCCCCCCGGTAAATTAGAGAGCGTGCCCGCGTCAACAAGTTGTCTAATGAGAGATGTGCCAGACTTAGCGAAAGCACCGACAAGATGGATAAGCCCAAAACAGTAAAACCCAAAACCAGGAACGTAGCCATAATGCACAAAATGCTGCCGCTTTTTATATAACTTATCATCTTGCTCCCAATTTCGCCTAATAGAAAGAATGGTGCTTGTTCCTTTTTCAATGGTAACAACATAGGGTAGGGCAATTCCTGTAAATTCACCGTCTTCTTCATGTTCAAATCCTGGCAGGTCTAAGTCAACGTGCATTTCTAAAATCTTATACCGATCATCAGAGGTTGCTCTAAAACCCATCTTTTCAGCAATTTTCTTTTCAACATCATCCAATGTGTTGCTCGGTTCACCAAGATCAACATCACTGTAAAAACCTGCGACTTGTAGTCTACGTAACTCATTTTCTGTTTTACGCATCACATGTGTTACGCGTTCTGCTTGTTCTAAATTCATCGCCCCATAAGGCACGACTAAGTCCTCCGCTGGAACAAATACAGATACTT